CTATAGTGCTTGGCGGTATACTACTGTTATAACTCATACCATTCCTTATTTAAAAGATACTACATTATGACTGTCTAATAATTTCTTTTCAACTATCTCATTACGTGGTCTAAAGGTGCGTACCTTATCTATAGCAATAAGCTGTGACTGGAACTCATGAGCCATCTCGGCTAAGGCGTTACGCTCGGCGGTAAGCTCTTCTACCTTTCCTTCAAGCTCTCGTGACTTTCCCTTCCACCACAGAAAAGCGTTACGTGTCTTCCAGTGCAGTCTTTCAGTAGCTCTCTCGTAAGCCTTCTTAAACAAGACAGTCCTGCCTAATACAAAAGACAAAACAAACAGGCAGAAGAATACGGCGGTAGCGTATGCCAGCCATAGCGGTGGAATCTGTATTAAAAGATAGGCAAGTTTGTTTACGTTTGGTGACGGTACACGGTAGTGTACAGTGTTAAGGTACGCCCAAAGATAAAAACCTCCGGCTCCAACTACTACACCAGAGACTAAGTAAATAGTTCGTCTAATCATAGTTCCCCCTGTTGGAGTTTAAAAAGTAGCACAAGAGTATAGCATATGTCAATAATTGTGTATAAGGATCATTAATAGAAAAAAATCTAATTAATGATGACGTCCTTGACATATGCATGGATATCGGAATAATAGGTGTTGGTAATAGTAACCACTACCAAGTGATAATTATATCACTATTACGACCTCCTTTTTCCCCCGGAGAATGTATCTCCTCCGGGGGTTTTTATGCTTGACACTTTTTTATTAATCATGTAATGAACAGATACTGACCTGAAGGGAGAACTAGGACGGCAACCCAAAGGCGAGAAAAGCTACCCTGTATTGGATAGTAAAGCTGGCTATAAAGGAACCGTGTTTTAACAGACGGAAGTTATAACACATTTAAGAGGTTTTTTATGGCGACTTTAAGTAGCGATATAGTCACGCTAGCAGAAGTTGGCAATTTATTTCATGGGGCAACGGAAGTTGCACAGGTAGCGGAAACATTATCTGAGGAGAATCCTATTCTCCGTCATGCGATTTGGGTAGAAAGTTCCGAGAACTTTAGTCATCATCACGTACAGCAATTAGCTTTGCCTAGCGTATCATGGCGTAAAACCAACGATGGGGTAACAGCCACCGCTGGTCATACCAAGTCAGTATACGAGCCAATTCTTATAGCTGAGACAAGAAGTGAAGTAGACGAGCGAATTGTAGACTCGTCAGATAATCCTGCGGCAGTTCGTGACCGGTATAACCGGATGCACATTATGGCACTTGCTCAGGAGTTCGAAGATAAATTTTTCTATGGTAATGCGGCAATAAACCCAGAACAACCGGATGGTTTAGCAACTCGCTATACCACTGCTAATACTACTAATATTATAGACAACGATGCTTCTAACACCGGAACTGGTGACAATGTATCTTTGTGGATAATAAACTGGGATGACACTACTGGTGCTTATCTCTCCTATCCTAATGGATCACCTTTAGGAATAGAGGTAGTAGATAAAGATCTGGAACGTGTAAGTGGAACTAACTCTGGTAACTACTATGCGTATACAACTCAGTTCAAGATGGCTTGTGCTATCGCTGTAGCTGATGACCGTGGTGTACAGAGAATAGGTTCTATAGATAACGCCTATGCAGAGACTTACGACTTGGATACTAACCATGTTTTAACTGCCCTTGGGAGAATGAAATCTACCAAGAACTCCGCTATCTACTGTAACCGTGATCTTTACACCCAGTTAAATATTACTGCTGTTAATAAATCTAATGTTTATTACCTTGCGGATTCACCGTTCGGTGATGGACCTGTACCCCATATTATGGGAGTCCCAATCTATCTTTGTGAAGGATTGGTATCAACGGAGGATGCAATCTAATGCAAGACGCAAAACAAGATTTTAGTATTGCTCAAAACATAAATTCAGCAACAACTGATTCTACAAATATTGTGGATCTTGATGCGGCTTCCCCCTATTCTGGTCGTGGCTATATGCCAAGATTCAGGGCTGTTGTGCATACAGCACTAACAGGTGGTGGAAGTGTTAAAACTAAACTTCAGCATTGTGCTACCGTAGGTGGTTCGTATGCTGATCTTGTGGGTGATATATCGACAACGGCAACTGACACAGCTTCTACTGGAGCGATAGGTGCGGTATTGCTGGATGTCGGGTTACCACCCTCGACGTTACAATTTATAAAAGTTGTATATACTAAAGTAGGTACAGTATCTGCTGGACTATCAAACGCTTTCTTATACAATCTAAATTAATAAGTAAGGGGGCTTTACGCCCCCTGCTTAGAAGGACAATAAATGCGAAGGCTAATCGTAACAAAGGCATATCCTATGAATTATTCGACCTATGCTCGTGATGAGACAGGGGCAGAGGTGGAGACAAAAAGGGTATGTAAGTTTAATCCCGGAGATGTTCCGGGAATGGACAATTTGCCACAGATTCCTGAAGTTCAAGTGGAATGGAAGGAAGGTGACAAAAAGAAGAAAGGCTCTAAGATAGAGAGGCTGATTCAGCTTGGTATAGTAAGGGAGTACGGTCAGAATACGATCGTGAAGGAGGCATCAGAAGAAGAAGAACTCCTCGTCCAAATGGAAAAAGAATCAGGCTTGTCGTCACAGGAAGTGGAAGACTTCTATAAAACGCAAAGAGTTAAAATGCCTTCGACAAAGATGCGAGCACTAGAAAAACTCGCAGGTGTAGGAGCAGGTGGCGGTAGTAACTAACGCATCTATTTGCAGTCTTGCTTTAGGCAAGATACACCAGCCAGCTATTGTAAACTTAGACGAGGACAATACAAGGGCATCGGCGTGTAATAGATGGTACGACATACTACGTGACGAGTTACTGAGTTTCCATGATTGGGGCTTTGCTACTAAAAGAATAGAAATAAGCAAGGAAGAAGACTATACCATCGTCGGTACAGACTACCAGTATGCCTACGCTTTACCATCTGATCCGTATTGTTTAGTACCAAGAGAGATGGTGGACGATACAGCAGATTGGTCGATAGAGAACAGATATCTGCTTACTAACGCATCCTCACCTATAAAGCTACGGTATACGACAAGAGCTTCAGAAAGTATATTCCCTGAGTATTTTTCTGTAGCCTTGGCGACAAGGATAGCTACCGAGATAGCTTCCGAGTTAGGTGCAGATGTGCAAATGTCTCAAGTGTTTGACGCACAGTATAACGGTCCCGGAGGAATACGAGAGAGGGCTGTATCGGAAGATATACGTCAGAAACAGATGGGGAAAAGGTTGCAAGCTAGCCGTGGTACTAGGCTTTGGAGAACGTAAATGCCAAGAGCTTCAAGTGTTATTACGAGCTTTGGTTCAGGGGAAGTAAGCAGGTTAACTGAAAGCCGTATAGAACTAGAGCAGTACCGACACGCCTGTAGAACACTTGAAAATGTATTTATTCTCCCTATGGGAGGAGCACAGGGCAGACCGGGTACTAAGTATGTAAGTGATGCCCATGATAACGACAGGATATCCAACCTTTTTCCATTTATTTATAGAACAAATGATGCCTATATAATCTCTATAGGAAGAACTTCAACTGGAAGTCCCGATGTATATTCTATTTGGATATATAAAGATGGAGTAAGATTAGAAGACATAGGAGGGAGCGGAGTCCATGCTTTAAGCCTTTCAGGTGTCATAACCTTTGAAAGTGACGACGAAGTTTTAGGGTTACACGCCGTTCAGATAGATAACATTTTGTATTTTGCTCCCGACAACCTTGGAGTTGCGGCTGGAGTAGGGCCTTTGTTTAGACTGACTTATACTAGTGTAACTAGTTGGGCGGCTGACGCAGTAAACTTTGTAGATACTGGTAGCGGTGATTGGGTAACAGGTGCCGATTATAATGCGGCACAGGGCACATGGCCAAGCCTATTAGCGGCACACGAACAAAGGCTAATAGTGGGAGGAGATCAAGACGAGCCAAGTAGAGTTATAGGATCTCAGGTAAACTATGAGTATCAACATGGTTTAACCTCAACTGTAGTAGCGTCAGACCCTTGGACATATAATGTAAAAGGAACAAGGGCACAAGGACTATTGTCGTGGACTGGTTTACTTTATTTTGCTTATGACTCAGAGTGGAGTTTTGGTACAAGCGTTATAGCACCAACATCTCTACCATTATTAAAACGGCAGTCACAGAATGGGTCTTCCAGAATACAGCCAGTTCTTATGCAGAATACAGGTGCGTTTGTACAGGCTGGCGGTAAGGTAGTAAGAGAGATTCTTTTTTCTAATGACCTGCAAGCATATACAGCAAGAGATCTAACAGCTTTAGCTGAACACGTTACTGGTAGAACCGGATTACAGGACATGGTATTCCAGACTAATCCTGCCTCTGTCTTATGGTGTTTACGTAAAGATGGACAAATAGCTTGTCTTAATATACAGGAAGACGGCAGTAAGGCATGGACTCGTATTGTAACTAACTCAGGGGATTCTTTTGAATCCATTTGTTCTCTTAGGGTGGGAAGCGAGGAACAAATATGGGTATGTGTAAAAAGAGTTGTTAATGGGTCTACAAAAAGATACATAGAGTATTTTAATGAAAGGGATTACGGAACAGATGAAGAGGATGCTGTATTCGTTGACTCGGCTTTAATATGGGACGGTGGTGCGGCTAAGGCAATTACAGATATAACTAAAGCTGATCCGGGGGTAGTAACTACCTCAACTGATCATAACTTTTCAACGAATGATTATGTAAGGATTGCTGATGTAGAAGGAATGACAGAAATAAATGGTAAGAAGGTTGATAAGTTCAGGGGTGTATTTAAAATAACCGATACTGGTGATCGCACATTTACTTTACAGGCAGGGTCAGGACACTTAGATACCAGCGGTGCAGGATACACAGCCTATACGAGCGGAGGAACTGCGACGAAGGTTATAAAAGAAATAACCAACACTACGACTTTAACAGCAGGGGGCGGTACAAAGGCTGGACTTAGCCATCTACAAAATGCCTCTCTATCTATTCTGGCAGATGCTGGTGTGCATTCGGCGAAGACGGTTTCGACTGGTGCGATAACTTTAGACAACTATTATAACACGGTAGTTATGGGATTAGGTTATAACCAGAACATAGAACCTGTTCCCTTAGAGACGGCAGAGTCTGTTGGAATGGAAAAGAATGTAGAGCGTTGTGCAATTAAGGTATACAAAACTCAGGAGGGTGTAAAAGTAGGTCCGACAGAAGACCAGTTGGAAAACGTAATCTTTAGGAAGACAACTGATTATATGTCTGCACCTGTACCTTTATTTACTGGAATGTTTAGTCAAACTATAGAGGGTTATACTGACAGGCTGGTAACAGTTTATATAAGAAATCCAAATCCTTTTCCTATGACAGTATTAGGAATAAGGTCGTCGGTGAAACTAAATGATATATAGGAGGAGCATATGCCAAAGAAAAAGAAAGGCAAGAAACGCCCTTACTAATATAAGGAGGGTAGTGAGTTCTTTGATTTAATAGGAATGGCAATAGGTGCTCTAGGTGGAGCAATATCAGGTTATCAAAAATCAGATATGGAGAAGAGACAAGCTCAAGCACAGTTAAAACAGACTGCTTTAGATCGTGAACTACTGCAAAAGCAAACAGACCAGACTGTACAGGGTTTTAAGACTCAACAGGAGCAGGTAGGTAGACAGGGCGAACAGGTTCTTGGAGCACAAACATCACAGGCAGGAAAGGTGGGATTGGCAGGTGACGCCGGATCTTTTGCCGGTATGCAATCGCAGGTACGTAAACAGGTAACAGCAGACATAGGACAGTTAGGGCAGGACATAGCAACTACTCAGGAAATGGCTGATATAAAGGAACGGCAGAGTCTCTTAGGTGATGCCGGGCTACAGAAGACGGCAGGACAAGACCCTTTTCTTGCCGGGCTAGCTGGAGCTTTAGGTGGGGGTCTTAGTGGATTTACAGCGGCAGGGGGAGATCTTGAGGGAGGATTACACGCCTTAGGAGGAGCTGTTAGCGGAGGATTACAGGACTTAGGAAAAGGAATAGGAGACTGGTCAAGGAAGGGAGTGTATAAATATGGGCAAGGAGAAATAGGCAAGTCGTATCGTAGTAGTGCAAGAACTTTTGCTAGAGGAGATATGGGAGGGGGTTGGTAATGCCTGAAGTACCACAATACCAGACTAAATTCGCAGGGCGTCCTCAGGCTAAGTTTACCCCTATAGGGTTTCAAGTACCGGACATAGATCCAGCAACAGCGACAGATAAAGCGATAGAAGGTTTGTCTCAGGTAGCTACCAAAACTATTATAGGTGCGTTAAAAGAGAAGCAGGTTTTTATAAGACAGCAGGAAATAACTAAAGAAACTAACGAGTTAATGAATGATATGTCTTCTTTTATGACCAACTTGGAAGAAAATGCCACTAGCCTAAGGGAAGGTAATGAGCCTTGGTCTGATGTTTACGGCAGAGAGTGGGGGAAGAAGACTCAGGAAATGCAGAACAGGATAGATACCATGCCTCCGGGCAAGGTTAGGGACACGATACAGGATTACTTCGCACAGGACGTAGGCAAGAGGAGTGTAGTTATAGCTTCAGAAGCAGAGCAAAGGGAAGACAGGGACTTTGTAGATGATATAAGGTCAAACATATCTATGGCTATAAAAATAGGTGGAGAAGAAGGGCTAGACTTATTACAGGCTACTATGGAAAATGCTGAAGAGGAAAGCCATCTCTTTGCAAGGGAAACACTTTTAGACCTACAGTACAATGCGGCATCAATATTGGCGGCAGATCAGAAATTTAATCTCATCGTTACATATGGTGATGACGGTAGAGCACATTTTGATTTTAACAGCGTACTTCGAGAAAAATCTGAGAAAGTACCAACAGATATAGAGGTATCTTCAGCACAGGTAAATAAGACTAATGCAAGAGAAAATCCTCCTCCGTCTATAATAGATACTCCCCCTGAAAAGATAACAAAGACTCAAATTGAGTCAGCATCTCCTGAATTAGTAGAGATGTACCTAGAACACCACTATTCAAGTTTAGTCGCAAGTGTTGATAGCTGGCCGGAAAAGTTAAAAAAGTACAACGAAGGAAAGTTTTACAAAAACGCTTTGCGTTCAGCAGAATTAATAGAGTGGGGAAAACTTGACACAGAAGCTCAAGAGCAATTAGAAGAGGCTTTTAATGTTTATTATTCTCCTGAAGAGATGGGAACTTCACCGACAGCTCCTCCTATATCAAGACCATTGCTATCATCAGAACTAAAAGCCCTGTACAGGAAGTACAAACAGGTAGATGGTTTAGAATTAAATGAAATTATAGAAAAACTGAGAATACTTAGTATGCTTAAACAGCTACCACTCGGAGAAAGATAATGAGTGACATGGTTAGCCAGCAAGAAGTTGATAAAGAAAGACAACAGGAACAGAATCCTATACAGAAAGAGTTTAAACTGTCAGGAATAACTGAAGGTTATAATCTAAATAAAGAAGCCAAGGAAAGTTTCACAAGAAAGTTTAACCGTCAAGCTATAAGAAAGGCAACGGTTGAAGCCTTCGCATTACGAGATGCTCAGGATAAGCAAGATGCAAGAGAGATTAGCTTAAGGCGTGGCGAAGTTATGCAGGGGGTTTCTCGCAATATAAATGCAGGTAATTGGGGGGCAGATAGAGAATCTGTAGAGGCAAATATTAGAGCATGGTATGATACGGCTTCAAGTGAAACACACGCCAACGGTGAGTATATTATACTAGATGCTCAATTAACAACAATGCTTGATAGGGGGAACGCTTTATACCCTAAAACATTAGGAGATATTGCTTACGAGGATGCGTTAACGAAGTCACACATAGATATTCAGATTATGGCTGACCTTCGTGAAACAGACATGGATGCCGCCATAGTATATAAAGACGATAAAATAGCCTACTGGCAACAAATCCTACTTGATAGTGGTTCTTCAGTAAGTCAGGTAACCTCTATAACAGGGTTGTTTGAAAATGAATGGAGTCAGGAAGAAAACGAGGACTTAGACGAGAAAGCACAGACAACTTTAAAAATAAGAAAGGAAATATTAGGTCCAATCTTAAATGAGTTGGGGGATATTTTTAATCAGCCACCACCTGATGGTCATGATAACAGGGGTGAGGTAGCACTTGCGATTATAACTGAAGCCTTATTAGATGCAAGAAGCATGGGAGCCTCGGAAGATGATATTAAAATGCTTGAGGGTTCGCTTGGGTCGCAGACAGGGAGATACAATGATATTGTAGCACATAATAGGCAGGGAACGTATAACAGGGAAGCTGTAACAATAAGAACGGAAGTACAGGAATGGGCAAAAGAAATACGAGCAGCCAAGGATTATGAGGAAGCCTTAGATATACAGGCAAGACTTGCAGATAAAAAAACAGCATATATAAATAGCATAATTGAAAAGTCAGAAACCCTTTCAACACCCCAAAGAATATCTCTAGAAGCAGAGATCGAAACTGCTTTCACCGGATCTATAAGAACCTTTGTTGATTACTTAGGGAGGAAGGAGGCTTTAGAAAGGCAGGGAACAGTAGAGAAGAGGGCAGATGAAGCATGGGAACGAGGACTGGAAACAGACCGACGAGTAGACGCTGAGTATGCGTACAACCATTCTCCTGAAGCTAAGAAGTTGAGAGATGATAAACGGAAACTTGCTATATTAAGAACCAATTCTTCTATAGAGTCTTTGGAGGAGGCTGAATCCTTAACGGAGGAGTTGGCACAATCCAGATTCTTAAAACAATATGCAGAGTTATATCGTGGAACTTTTGCTGATTTATTACCATCCTTGGAAAGCTTTACAAAGATTGATATAAATCCTTCTGTTGGTATGACCTTTGCAACAAGGGCAACAGATATAGTAGTAAGTGCTTATACTCTGATAGACGACTATTATACTAAACCACAGGATGATAAGCCACCAACCCTTACAGAGGAAGAAGGTATTAGAGTCAAGACTCATTTAAAAGAGATGTTTACCTTGTTAGAGAGCAACTTTGAAAGAGAGTTGCAATCTGTTCAGGATCTTTGGACAGATGATCTTGAATATACTCCAGAATCAGAGAATATAGAGGACGGAATAAATAATGTTTGGAATAAGGCAGTAACAGCAACAGTAGCTTCTTTAAATACTATATATGGGGCCTCTATAGGATTTATCGGCTTACAAATTATTGAGAAAAATTTAAAAAGCATGAAAGATCCTTTTGACGGTAACGCTATTTACTTTGAGGGGGAGGTCTTTGCTAATGGGTTACGTATTACAGCAGAGCCTAATGCACAGATTATAACATCAGATATTAATAGGAATCCGAGCTTATGGGCAAAGGTTGGGGAGCTTGATGTGTGGGTAGGACCGGGGAAGGAAAAAGACTTTGAGGATCTAACCATGTTAAAATATGGTAACAAGTACTATGAGCAGAAAGAAGACGGTATGTATGAGATTGATCCAGAGAGCGACGAAGGTAAAGACAAAATATTGTTATACACCCTTTCCGCAGAACAGGAAAAAGACTTTTTCCAAGGTATGCTTGCAGAGGAGCGTAAGGGAGATCCTGTCTCCTTTTTACTAACAGATTTTAGTGGGCTAAAAAGTGACAACTTGCTTGAGAATCTTGTAGGGGTTCCACTACTAACAGGTGAAAAAGTTTCCAAGGATACGCCTGTACCCAAGAGCAGATGGGACAGGCTCATAGACAGTGCTTACGAGAATCAGACAATCAACACCCAAGAAAGCGAAATGCTAAATACCATGAAGGGTGTGTTAATGGCTATGTCTCATCACCAGAAAAGAGATCCGGACTATGTAGGTGGTGATGAAGACGAGTTTGTTCTAAAGGATGACATAGCTAAGATTATGCGAGTAGCAGTTGAAATAATTTACAGCAAGGATGTAGGGAGGGGTGGCGTTCCCGGAAGACCCGGTCTGAGGACTCTAGAAGAAGGAAAACAACAAGCCCTGCCGGGAATATACGAAGAAGAGTTTGTCTATGCAAGGAGAATAGGCAAATTAAGGGAAGTTCTTGGTGAGATGAAGGATCATTACGGTGTTGGATCATGGTGGGGGATGGGGGAACTGCCGCAGAGACTCCCCCTAAGGGAAATTGAGGCAATAAAAAAATAGTGTACCTAAACCAAGACGAGTGGGAAGACCCATACAAGATACGTCAGCAAGCTATAGCTATGGGGATTGGCACTACTAGGGTATTTGACAAAACAGGTGTAGAGATAAGTGGTAATGCTTGGGAGTCTCAGATACATGAAAGGATGCTTAGACAAAGAAAAATCCTTAGAGACTTAATGACTGATAGGCAGGAGTATGAGGAGATGTGGAGGCTTAGGGGTCAGTCTCCGACAGAAGAAGAAAAAGATTACCTCGTGACACAGGAGTCTCTAAAGAAAATATCCGACCCTTCTTTTAGTGAAAGACTATACAGATCGTTTGGTGCTCTTCTTGCAGGTGGACCACAAGCCGCATTTGAGGCTTTAGATCAAGACAGGAAAATATATTCTTCTCCTATTAGAGACAGGGACTTTAACATAAAGATGGGGGAAAGATATGATCTTAAAGACAAAGGGGAATGGGGGAACTACTTAAAGCAATTAGAGGGCAAGGGGTTGTTTAGTCTTCCTGACAAAGAAGACTGGAACTCTGCTAAACTTCCAGAGGAAAGTGACACGGATTATCACCTTGATGTGTGGAGGGCAGAAAGGGCACGGCAAGCATTACTAATAAACAGGATTCCTCACTTTATTATGCGAGCTATGGGGTACGATCCCCTAACAAAGGAAGAAGAGGAGAGGTTAGAAAAAGTAAGGGGAAGGTCAAGAGGGTTAACTACTATATTAGATATGGCTGGGGGGTGGATAGGAAGCAGGGAAGCAGGTCGAAGATATATGGAGAACATAGATAAGATAAAAGCTAACCCTGAACTGGCTACTATCTATCAACGGATAAACATTAGAAGCTTTAAACAGGTACAGTTGTCTAAGATAGGTATGATGATGCGTCAACAGTATAACGGCAAGTATCAGCGTGATCTTATGGTGGAAGCAGAGAGGCTACAGAAAGAAATAAGGGAAATAAGCAGAAGAATACCTGAAGGGGCAGGTACGGTTAGAGAGATATTTGGGGGGAGATTTGATCCTTTTAAACAACTTGCTTACTTCTGGGGAGAACAGGGTCCGATGCTTTTTGACATTATCGGGTCAGGTATAGAGGCAGGTCTGGACGAAACAAAAGGCATACAGTTAGAAAACAGATGGTGGAACCAGACGTTAAAAGACGTTGGGGATGTTGCTTTAACAGCACTGTTACCTGTAGGGGGGAAGGGTAAGGGGCTTAGACCCTTGGCAGGTGCTCTAGGAGCGTCAGCTAAAGCATTACAGAGAACTGTAAGGTTTGGTATGGGTGCCGGAATAGGACTTGGAGCAGGAAGCTTGGGCACAGGAAGTGCCTATGCTGATGCCTTGTTGGAGAATGTCAAGATTCCTATCTTTGCCGACGAAGATAATGAGTACCGTTCAACAAGTTCAGGAGCACAGTTAGTAAAATATCCGGGTGCAGATATCTATACAGAGTTTGTCAGTCAACCGGGGTATGTTAATGGACGGAGAATTGTAGGGTTTAGTGTTCATGGTATGCCGGAAGATATCGCACGTAAGATATCACTTGTGCGTGGTTTAACAGAAGGGATAGGTGAATTTCTAGGAGCAGTAGGTATACCGGGTCTAAAAGGTTCGGGACTAATCCCCTCCAAGATCATGAAAAAGTTTTCTATTCAGGCATCAGGAGAAATTATAGGGAAGAACTTATTCAGGGAAGTTGTTGTACCTTCTGCCATGAGGATGACAAGAGAAGCAGGGTTGCAGGTAACGGAAGAAGTCTTACAAGAGCTTGGAGGTCATTACTTTGAATCCAATATAAGGAAGACGGCTAATGCGTTACGAGGAACAAGCTTTGAAATAGACGAAAATGAATGGAAGAGGGTAGCAGGAGAAACTTTAGACAGGAGTATACTAGGGGCTTTGTCTTTTGTTGCACCCACAGCATCTATTAATTTTGGACTAGAGTTGAAATCGTTTAAGGAGGGCAGGTCAAGGTTTGAGTATTTGCCCGGAGGTAAGGAGTTCTTTGTTCTTCACGATAAGGATATATCAGCAAGAACCTTTGACGATGTTATAGATAATAATGCACACAAACTCAGTGACAAGGTTAAAATAACTATAGGCGATTTACCTGAAGATATAAAAACTAAAATAGAAAAGGGTGAGTTAAGCCTGACAGATCTACATGAGCACGAGTTGACAGAGGAAAGGGTTGAGAAACTATTAAAGTTAAGCCAAGAACATTCAGACCATATAACAGCAAAGCAGTTTAGGGGGAACGTACACGAACAATCAAGTGCCAAGTTAAATTCTGACCAGAAAGCGTTTAAAGATAATTTGGAGATAAGTAAAAAGATCGCAACAGACCATAGGAATCTTTCTACAGCATCGAGAAGACTATCCCGAAACTCTAAAGAGGCTCACGCCGAGCATAATCTTGGAGACAGGATACAGTATTATGACAGAAGACAAGTCTATCTAGAAGAGTGGATAACTGAACTAACAAATGAAATGGAAGGAGTAGAAGGTAAAGATAAGATACCCTATTCAGATATTATTCAGGAAAACAATACCATTCTTGCAGATAATATACAAAAAAGGGCAGACGCTATAAAGGAGATAAGGGGAAGAAGGAAGAAGGGGGATGTAGATGTTGTACAGGAATACACCAGCGATCCTGAGCTAGGTGTTGTTAAGCTTACCATGACCCTTACAGAGGGTGATAACATACATTGGCGAGTAGAGAAGTATAACGAGGGAGAGACAGAGTTAGAATTAACCGAGGACTATGACAGCTTAGAGGATGTTATGGTTTCCCTGTCTACAGATGTACCGGTAAACACCAAGTTAAAGATGGTAGAAGCCTCCTTGGGTGCAAGGACAGGCTCAACGAACTGGAGAAAGAAAGGGGTAGCGTTCACGCTTAAACCGGCAAGTTCTGTTAGGAGGAATATATTTGCCGCCGCAAGAGAAAAGCTTCCTGAGCCATTAAAAAGTGTACAGGACAGGCTCTTAAGCAGGTTAAGGGACGTAAAGGTAGGGACTATAAAGGGTGATGTTATAACTACACAGGGGTTAATGGGTTATATCACCTCTGGGGCTAAGATAAGTCTAGGGGAATGGATTGTTGACAACATAAACAGGTTTATTCCTGAAGGTGAGAGAAGGCTGGGGATAACCAGTACAGGCAGGAAACGTGTTGTAGATCCAGAAGCAATCATCTGGAAGGATCTTTCTCCTAAAGAGAGAGCGAAAAGATTTAAAGCTAACAAGCCTCTCTTTAAATTTTTAGTATCCAAGGTAGGTACAAGGGAAGATATTATCCAGAGACTAAACAAGTCTATCCGTGACTATATGAGGGGTATGGTAGGCGAAGTTAACACTATGGGCATTAACACTATTACCAAACTACAGGACATAGTAGCTCAGGTAGAGAATAAACAGGCAGTTTTAGATCATATAGAAGCTATAAACCTGCATATGGATAAAGTAAAGGAAGGCAGTACCCCTAAAGCTATAGACGATGCACTTCGGGTACAGGCTAGAAAAAATCTGTTGGAAGGGATAGAGGTGGATGGGAAGAAAGAGGACCCATTTCCTGAAAAGTCTCTGACAAAAAAAATAATAGCAAATGAAGTCGATAGGATAAAAGCGAAAAGAGCAGGAGAATATAAGGCAGTACTTCTAAAAGCAATAGGTAGTGTTGCCGAACCTGTTGCTGTACTTTCTCGTGGAATACGAACAATAAACCAATTGGGAACTATAAAGAATAAAAAGGTTGTTGATTTTTCTACCCTTGAACTAAGGCAGGTAGACAGGATTATGCAAGCACTTGTTTACTCTGCACATCAAGTAGTACAAAAAAATACTATAACGGTATCTGGTGAAGCAAGGGGTACGGTTGAAGTTGTAAATAAAGTAGTAGGTGAGATTGAAAAATTTAACAAGAGAAGCTCTGAATCTATTAGAGAGAATAAGATAAGAAAGGTATGGAATGTTATTAAAAGGACAGGATTGAGATTTCTACCTGAAAGCACATTTTTAAATGTATTAGCCCACAAGGACTCAATATTCCGCCGTGTAGTCATGCTTGATCAGGCAGTAACCAACACTAGAAGAATACAGGGAAGGTTTAGCAAGAACCTGCAAAGGAGCATAAAGAAACACTTAGGGGAGCTTCCTGCTAATACAGAGTTTTCCAAATACATGAATGAAAAAGTAAAAGGTCTTAAGCTTATAGACGAAAACGGCAAGGTACATACAAGGGAGATGAACAAGGACAAACTAATTTCTCTTTACCTGCACTTTCAGAACCCATCCAACACTAGGCATATTACTCCACAGCCTTTAGAGGACGGTAGTGGTAGCGTAGAGACAGTTGGAATAGGGGACAGAAGATCAAAGAGCATACCCGGACTTATATTTAGGGATAAGTATGTAGGGTTTAACAGTGAGAACGCTTTAAATTTTTTCATAGAAGGTAAGGACGGTAAGGCACGTATGGTATCTTCCGAGGAAGATCTCAGGATAGTTGACGAAAAGGTTCGTACTTACCTAGCCGAGAACATGGAAGATATAGACTTAAAGTATGCTGAAGCAATAAAAGAGTTTTACGCTTCCCACTGGAACGAGGTTAATGCTTTTTATCGTGAGCTTAATGGGATAGATCTTTCAAGGGTAGAGAGATATTTCCCTCTAAGCGTTGGCAGGAAGTATGCGACTAAACCAGAGACGGTAACCAAGGACAAGGCAGAAAGGTCTGATCAGTATGGCGATTCCGAAATACTACCACCGGAAAGCATGACTATAGAAAGAGAGTTCTCTTCAGGAGCTATCTATCTGGATGGTGTGTTACGTGTAATTAACAAGTCTATTCACGACTCTGGAAGTTACATGGGTCTAACTAAGCCAGTAGCAGATGCCAGAAACATGATCAGGCATAGTAAAGTAGGTGACGAGCTAATCAAGTTTGATAAAGACATTCCTGACCTGCTGGAAAAAAATATAAACGACACTATTAGATTTCAAATAGATTCCAGTAACTTGGAGCTTGTAGATAAGACCTTTGCTTGGTTCAGAAGAAACGCCACCAAGTCTTTTCTTTCTCTAAACTGGGCTGTATCTGTAGCACAGTCTTTATCTTATGCCGCCGCCGCTACCTATCTGGAAACAGGGTACTTGTGGAAGGCTGTAGCTATGGACTTTGACAGTGAGACGAGTAATGCTTTTGATAAGACGTTTAAAGAGTTGTCGGGATTATACTTAGAGA